TGCCATGTTGGCGTAAAACTCAATCTTCTCTGGCGGGATGGTAAAGCTACAGTTGTGGCAGCTCACCTCTAGGCTGTCACCAAATTCAACTGGGGGCTGGTAAATGGTCCTCTGTGAGCACTGAGGGCATGGCAGTAGCGTTGCCCTAGGCTGTTCTTGTAAAGGGTAGCGATACAGTGCGGTCCTGGTGTGCTTTACCAAGGGCATGAGGTAAATGACCTCTTTACGGTTCACCACGTCATTGAGGTGCTGGTGAATCTCTTGGCACTTATCAAAGGCGTGGCCGTAGAGCACTTGGTGGTTCCAGCTAACTGGGATGTATTCACCCGTGAGTGATTGCCACATGTCCTCTGCTATCTGCCAGGCATCTAAGTTGAAAGGGGCGGGGGGCTCTTTTTTCTGCGGCTTGGTTCCCTCTAGGTCCAGAGGCGCTCTGAGCACATACACCTCTCTAAGGTGCTGTAGGGCCTCAGGGGCTCTCTGTAGGGCTGTCCTCAAGTTCGTGTAGCAGTTAGAGCACAAATAGCCGTGGTTGGCCTCTACGGGCTCACTCTGCATTGTGCAACCTGTTGAGCATGGCCTCATTCTTTTGCACCCTCACTGTGGATTGATTTGACCAGGTTATCTAGCTCAGACATCCTGAACCCGCTCCAGTGCTTTGTGTCTGTTTCAACTACTGGGGCCTGTGAGTATCCCAGCTCTGTCACATGCTTCATGGCCTTTTTGTTCTGGCTGAGATCTACGGTGTCATAGATAACGCCCTTTTTGTCTAGGTAGCGCTTTGTGCTGTCGCACTGAACGCATGAGGGGAGTGTGTAAACAGTCACCGATTTCATTTCAGCCTCTCAATCTCATCCTGTAGGTAGAAAATGGCTTTTTGTAGGTCCTGGATAGGGTCACCCTTTTGACCAACCCGCCAGATGTATTTGATGGCGTTGCCCAGGTTGAAATTCATGTGCCTGGTCACCTGGATGGCCTCAATGCCACTGGGGTGGTTTGTGTAGTGCGGTGGGTGGTTCACCAAGTCAGTCATTTTGCATTGCCTTTTATCAACGCCATGGCCGCTTGAAATCCAGCATCCCACTCATGGTTTTCTTCCACCCCGTTATCACCTGGCAACCTGGTTAGCTCTAGGTAATCCTGTAGCAGTGTAAGAATTCGCTCACGCTCTGCATCTGCGCCCTGGTAGAAAGCCGTGGTTGGGCCTGTGTCCGTGTGGTTAGCGCTGTGGCTCATTTCAGTTCTTCACCATCTCATACAACAGGCCTAGCTTTACCTGAACAGCGGCATGTGCCCTGGTGGCCTCTGTGCCATCTTTACGGGCAATGTTGCGGGTAGTCTCCAGCTCAGCGTGAATAATCCTAAGAATCCGCTCACGCTCTGCCCGCTGTCCACGGTTGTAACCGTCAACGTAGTGCTCTGCCGCAATGTCTAGCGGCACCTGGTTAGTTGATGACATTTTCAATTACCTCCATAGCTATGTTGTAACCCTTTTGGTTGGTCTTTGCTACCTCTAGTGAGTTGAGATCCAGGGCACCCAAAATGTTTACTTTCTGGCGGCGCTGGCCCTCTTTGATGCCTAGCTCAAAGGCCTCATCTAGCTCTGCCTCAAACAGCCAATCTGCAATGCGGTATTTTAGCTCTTTCATTTTCTGCCTTTCTAAAACGCTATGTAGGTGAACCAAAATGAATCAATTAGGGGCATGGCTAGGGCCAACAGGTGGCGGTGTGGCTCAAAGATTGCAATGGCAACCCCAAGGGTGGCCGCTAGGGCTACGCCAAGGGTGCGGCGGGTTTTGATGGTCATTTGTTTTGTCCTTTCGTTGACCTTGTGAAAGATTATTGCATGACAATGCAAGGTAATGCAAGATTTATTTGTTTCAGCGTGTCGGATTTAGGACATGTGCCAGGGCAAAAGGATTTCCTGGACCTTGAAATAAACACCAACCTCATCAGGGGTGCCATAGATTTTTTGACTGTGCCAGGTCACAATTAGGGCATCATCCTGGATCAGGGGAAAGCCCCCGCAATACTTCTCTAGTGAGATTGAATCTCCAAGGGCCCGCTGGAGTTTGTCCAAATCGGGTGCTACTGAGGGCCAGGCCCGTTTGACTGTCTTGGGGCGGGGGAGTATAAATGTGGCCTCTACCTCTACGGGCAAAGTGAATGGTGTGGTGTCACCTGTTTTGGCCATGTAATCAATTACAGACTGTCCTACGGCTTGGCGAAATGGCTCCAGCTTTTTGCTGGCCTCAATGAACCTGCCACCGCTGGCACGGTTACCACCCACATAACGCTTAGAGCCCTGGGGGGCTGGCTCAACACCAACCGCCCAGAGCTCCACAGCGTTTCTGTTAGTCACTGTCCCTAGTGACTCTAACTGCCTGAATCAACGCCGCCAAGAACATCCAGCTTGTGAGGATGTATCCCAGGACCTTGAGCCAGGGGGTCTGTGCATCTGTGCTGAGTAAACCAAGAATAACCCCAAACACCAGTGCATAAATCACGGCTTGCATTAGAAAGGCATTTCCTCTGATGCAACCTTTTCAACCTTTGGGTTGTTTACGTTCACCTGGGCATAATGAATAATTCCGTTATCACCCTCAAACTCATCAACCCTCACTGATAGGTTGCCAACTACATTGATAACATCACCCACGGTGTAACCAGTTGGATCAGTCCACACAGTGAACTTCTCTGTGCCAGGCTCCCCATCTCTACGGGTGAATGAGGTGGAAACTGCCAAACCCTTATCGGAGATTAGGCGGTTCACTGTCGCTCCCTGAATCTGTATCTTTGCCATTGCGGCCTCTTTCTTTTTCTTACTTTCCAGCTTTTTCAGCTGGCTCTTGGACTCTAGCACACCCTCCGTTGAACACAAGGTTTATTTCCCCAGTGATCCCGTGGCGGTTCTTTGCTACGTCAATGATAAATCCAGTCATCTCAAAATCTCTATCTGTCTGGCGCTGGAACCTTGAGAGCAACATAACCACATCAGCATCCTGCTCAATGGCACCTGAGTCCCTGAGGTCTGATAGCTGTGGCATTTTGTCTAGGCGGCTCTCACTGTTTCGGTTAAGCTGCGCCAGGGCGATAACTGGGACCTCAAAATCTCTGGCCATGGTCTTGAGCGCAACTGAGAACTCACTTATGGCCTCATAGCGTTTGCGGCCTGGGATGGTGTCACGGATCAAGCCTAGGTAGTCCACAACTATGGCCTTGAGCCCGCCGTTCTGTTGCAATGTCCTAGCGTGAGCCCTGATGTCTGTAATGCTCTGGCCGCCTTTGTCAATCACAACTAGGTTGGACTGAGCTAATTCATCCTTAGCCTCTGCCAAGGCTTTCCAGTCATAATCAGACAGTTTGCCCTTTTCCAGATTGCCCAGGTAAACGCTTGAGGTCATGGAATACAGGCGGTTTAGCAGCTCTGCCTTGCTCATTTCCAGGCTGTGGAATGACACGGGGCCCTGTTTGCTCAAGTGGTAAGCAACCTGCAACCCCACTACGGTTTTACCAACACCAGGGCGGGCACCAATAATGTAAAGCCCGCCAGGGCGGAATCCCTGAATTGCGGCATTGAGATCTTTCCAGGGGCTACTCATGTAGTGCCTTGGTTTGCCTAGAGTGTCCAAATGCCCCAGGGCTATGTGCGAAATGTATTCAATAGCTCCATCAGTGCGGCGCTCTGCCAACTTCCCTAGCTCACGCCGTGAACTGTCAATGAGGGTATCCAGGTTTGAGTCTGCATCCTGCAACATCCTCTGAGCCGTAACTTTTATGCCACGCCTAATGGCGCTGTCTCTCACCAGTGTTGCGTAATAGGCAACATTTTCAGCTGTTGGGGTTTCGCTCTGCCAATCCCAAACACTCATAGCGTGTTCAGGCATCTTGGCTGCAACGGTTATGGGATCAATGGGTTCATGTTTTGCTCTCATCTGCCTGAGAGTCTCAAAGGCTCTGGCTAGTTTGAGGTCATTGAAATCATCTGGCTCAATAGTGAGCTCATCTAGTGCCTGGCCCTCTGAGAGCAAAATGCTCCCTAGGATTGCTAATTCTGGGTTCATGTCCTTTAGTCCTCTGCCCTAATTACCCGCCTGGCTTTTGTCTGCTCAGGCTTTGTGTATTCTGCCGCTTTTCTTATCCAGTTACGGTATGCGGCATCCCAATCCTTTTTCATGGCGTTCTTGGTAGCTGCGCTCCAGTAGTCCGTGAACTTGTGTGTTTCCAACTTTACATCAACCCAGGGAAAGTGCTCCACCATCACAGCTATAGATTCTGGTGTTGGTTTCCAATTCTTTGGGAGTCTTTGAGCGCCTTTGGTGCTCATAATAGGTTCTATTAGGTTCTTATTAGGTTCTGGTGAAATGGGCTTCACCCCTGATTGACTCTGGATTTCACCCCTGATGTCTCCAGATTTCACCCCTGGTGCACCAGATTTCACCCCTGTGCGGTGTTGCAAACTGCCATCACAATCCTTTGGGCATTGCACCAAAATCCAGAATCTGTTGGTCTTGTATTGAGTCCCAAACCCGCCCTGTTCCTCAATGCGGATCTCCCCCATTGACTCAAGGTCACGGATCACTTGCTGAACCCTACGCTCAGACACTCTGGCGTATTTAGCCAGGGTAGCGATTGAGGGCCATGCCCCTGAGTCTGAATGGTGGTTTGCTATCCCCCACATCACCAGTTTGGCTGAACCCTCAGATTTACTGTGATGTAAAACGGCTGTTGTTGCCTCTGCACTCATGCGTGTCGTGTCCTTTTCTTTTCATTGCGGCGGTTATTCTAATGCCAGAGCTTTGCTCCGTGAATCGTTCTTTGTCCTTTCGGTTCATAACCCCCTCATCTGCCCCCCAGGTGGGGGGGTTTCCCTTTTCCCAAATTTGTCATCTAGCAGATACCAGACACCCTCAAAGGCATCAAACACAGGTGTGGTCAGTGGATCCTGTCCAGCCCTCAATTTCCACCCATATTTCTGAGCGGCCCTAGATGCCACCTCAGAGGCTTCAAATAGCCCGTTGGAGTGACTACACACAACAACCACGTTACTGGCGTTAGAACGGCTCTGAGAGCCTCCCATGCCCCTATTACGCCTGTGCTGGGGAACTAGGGTGTCATCAGCGATACCACAGTGGTAGCAGTGACCATCACGGGCTAAAAATTTGGCAAACTCTTTCTTAGTCACAATCGGGGCCATCTTCACAGATGCACTCTTTACAAATGTCATTACAAATAGCACAAGGCTGTTCCTCTGAGTCCATCATTGCCAGCAAGAACAGTGCCTCAAAGATTTTCTGTTCACGGCGGGCCTGTTTCCAGTTTCTAAACCATTGAATCATCTGGTCACTCTCCATTCCATCTCAACCAGTTTGCCCGCTGCCATCACAGCCATCATTGACTCACTGAGGTGCTTGATTTTGCTCTTGATCCTGTTGAGTTCAACCTTTGCCAGGTCTGCCTCAAATCGGGCATCTGAGCTCTTTAGTTTTGCCACGGCTTGGCGGTCCACTACGGTGCCCTGGGCCTTTAGCAGTTCTGTTGCCTCTACCTTTTCAGCCTCTGATGATAGCTCTAGGTATTTGCGCTCCGCCTGTGCAAGTAGCTCAATGCCCTTTTCACTCTGTTGGCGGATTCTCTCCAGTTCCTTGATTATCTGGCCTGGTGTCTCCATTGATTGCCTTTCTGAGTAAGCCGCCCAAACGCTTTAGTTCTGTGTATTCTGCCAACCCCTCATCAGGGCGGCCACCCTCATAAAGCATTTGGACCAGCTCTCTCTTTTCCACTATTGCGGCGGTGAGGATCCTAGTGCTCTGATAGTCCATCAGCCAAAGCGGTTATTTGAGCCAAAACATCCTTAGAGGCGTTGGCTTGGCGGGCATCATTGTAAATCTGCCTAAGGTCTGAAACGCTCTGTGAGGCGGCGGCTTCCTTTAGAAAGTCACGGACCTCAACCTGGCGGTTTCTCACTTCCTCATGGCTTGCTATGCCCTTTTTGGTATCCACAGCTAGAACTGCAACCATGGCTCTACCCCAGGCTGCGGTTTCTGCGTTTTGCACCTCACTATCTTTAGTGAACCGTGTTGGACCAGGGACAGGCTCCCAGGCAGTTCCAATGCCAGGGCGCTCATCATCTGGTGTGCGGTATGCGGCGGCTGTGTAAACCACCCAATCCTTTCCCCCAAAGTCTGAGAGAAATTCCATGGTGACTTGCTGGAGAGAGCCCTCAGGATACTTGGCTCTAAATTCAACAATGCGTGAGGCTACATCAATGTAGTTCAGGGGGCCCTTGTAATCAGCCAATTGGGCTCACCTCAATTTTGTCATCCAGGGAAATCCACCAGTCAATCCCTGCAATCTTGATAGCCATTGAATCTGGCCCGCCCCAGTCTGAGCGAATACCTTGGACCTCACCAACTATGTAGGTTGGATTAGGTAGCTGTTGAATTTTCAGGTCCAACACATCTCCAATACGGATCTCTGTGTGTTTCATCATTGCCCTTTCTTTGTTACTAAAAATGGCACTCCAGTCCCTCTGGATTGCCTACTAAACACGTGTTGACCGTTGACCAACCCACGCTTAGCAAATCCCATCTTATCTAGCACCTGTGACTTTAGTGCAAGTGCCTCAGACTTTGCGGCGTTTTCTTTTTCCAAAGCCTCAAGTGCTTTAGAGCCTAGCTCACCTAGCTCAACCTCATCATCTTGAATGTCTGGGTGTATGCGCCTCACTGTTTCATAGGTGCTCTGTGAGCCATCCCAATCTGGCGCTTTGTCATTTTCTACGGCGGCCAGGAACTGCTCAACTAGGGCTATGTCTGCCCGTTGCTGGAAATAGTCTGCCTCAATCTCAAACTCACGATAGTCAGAGCCGCCAATCAACACGGCCACATAAGCTCTCTGAATGTCTAGACAGGATAGATACCACTGCACCTGTGTGAGGTAATAGAGCGGCACACCGTTATCCCAGTCATCAGGGAACCTGGCTGTTTTGATCTCAATAACCGATAGGTTGCCAAACTCATCCATCGCAATGCCATCTGGGTTAGCAATCTGGTAGGGGCGCTCTTGATTTTGCCATGTGCCCACCTCATCAATAACATCCAGTTCAGGGTGCTCATCCTTAAACTTCTCTAGGACCACGGACTCAAGGCGGCGGCCCCATTCCATGGCTGGTGAGTCTGGTATCTCGCTGTCAATTTTGCCTGTGAACTTGGCCCAGGCGGTGTAACAACTCTCCCATTTGTTGAGGCCCGCTATGGTCCCAACTTGGGAACCACCTATACCTTTTGAGCGTAGCTGGTGCCATTCTGGTGAGCCACTGTCAAAGGTGCCTAGGTGAGTTGCGCTGTCAATTTGTGCTAGTGCTTCATTCTGTGTCATACTCTCACCCTACACATACGGGAGGACATTTTGCTATACAAAAGAACAGATGACATCTGGGAAATGGAATGTGACAAATGCAACGCCAGGCTTACAGAGGTAATTGAGGGTGACATGCCCCTTAGTGGATCCAGGGCCATAGTTAGCGCCTGGAAAATGGGCTGGGAAATTACAGCCACCAAGAATGTCTGCTATGGGTGCTCAGATGTTCCAAACTAGGTTAGCTAAGGAAAAATGGGATGAACTGAATGATGCCATTGATGCCGCCCCCGTAGTAGTTCCATGCCAAAACACAGATCCAGATGTTTGGTTTAGTGACAGAGACAGTATGGATGTCCACAGCTCAGCCTCTACTATTCGCCAGGCAAAGGCTTTCTGTAAAATGTGCCCAGTCAAAACTCAGTGCCTAGAATACGCCATCATCAATAATGAACAGCACGGCATCTGGGGTGGCCTAAGCACACAGGATAGAAACAAACTTAAAGCCTCTAACCGTGGCAGAGGCCGCCCAAAACAGGCATAAAAAAACAGCCCCCCAGCATTTAGCCAGGGGGCGTTTTTTATTAGGGGGGAGGGGCCTAGATTTTATCCTCAGTGATGTCTGGGTCCTCATCTAGGTAGCGCTCTGCATCATCAAAGTCAAAATCACCGTCACGCTCTACCTGGAGAGCATCCTGGACAGTTTCATTATCGTTCTTTGCTACTGCGGCACGGAAAGCGTTGACCACGGCACCATCAGCCAGCTCTCCAGTCCATGCCAGGCTTACACCAATGTAAGTGAGGACACCCGCAAAGGCGGTTCCTACACCTATCAGTGATCCCATCATCCAATCACCATCAGTTACTATGGCACCCACACCAGTGCCAGCAAAGAATGTGGCTAGGAATAGACCAATGCTGTGCCTGAGGATGAGCCAGACTTTAGCTAAGTATTTGTTCACTTGAGTTCCTTTTTGCAATGTGGACAGGCGTAAACAGTCTCCACTTTTGTGGACACCTTTACAGATTTTTGGACAGGTTCAGCCTTTGGGGCTGTTGCGGTCTTGGTCTTTTTAGCAGCCTTGATCTCTGCCTCAATCTTGGCAAACAGGTCATAAACTTTGCCGTTCCAGGCACCCGTTACTGTCTTAGCCAAAGTGAAATGACCATGAGGGCCAGAACTAGCTGTGCCGCTGTTTCCAATTCGCCCAACGGGTTCCCCAATCTCTTTGCGGTCACCAACCTTTGAGCTGTAGAAAGGTGAGTGTGCGCCATGCACTTTTGGGCCCTTACAGTTGATGCCATGATCAGCACAGTGCAAGTGGTGATAGCCAACAAACCATGGTTTGCCGTCAGTGTCTTTCTCATCAGTCTTGATAATGACACCCCAGCCCATTATGTTGCTCCACTTAATTAGAGCAATCTCACCAGCGGTGATGTTAGGGATAACTTTGTTGGCACCAGGGGCCCAGTCAGTCCCACGGTGGGGGTTAGTTGGTGCTCCCCTGAATGTGCGAACTTTGCCAAAGTGGCCTGTGATGGTGCTGTCTGGGAATGGTTTGCGCCATTTAGCCAAGGTTGACCACCTGGCCTGAACTAATGTTGCCGTTGAGCTGGTAAAGCTTTTTGGCGTATTCGTTGCGGGTCATACCCTCTGGCAGAAACCTGGCTGCAACAGTCTGAATGTTCTCACCGCTCTGAACCAGGTAGGTGCCAGGCTTAGCCACAATGATGGTTTCCTCTGTGACCTCAACCAGCTCATCAATTTCAGTGCCTACAGGGCGCTCAAACTCAGTGCCATCTTGGACTAGGCCATCATTATCACCATCAATAGCCTGGGGCACATAGCCCTCAACCTTTGGTGTGTATGTCTTTCTCTTAGCCATTTCTATTCTCCCAATCTCCACCTGGCGCAATGCGCTCAGCACGGCTCACGGCAACCATCTGATCTATAGCCTCACGCTTAGTGCGGTGACATGCCAGGGTTTCGCCATCATCTTTCAAGACAGCCCACAGGGGGCATCCTGTTAGCTCTGTGTCATTGCTTATGTAATACGGCATCAGACCAGCCTGGTGATAAGTCCCACAACCAGGGCGGTTGCCGTTGCACTTGCTAGGGCCGTAACCCAAGCAGTCTGCCAGCGGGCTTTTTCCAGCTCTCTGATTCTGTCCTCATGGTCTTGCACCATCTTGATGGTTGCCTTGATTTCAGCCATGTCTTGCACCAGGGCCCAGAGCAACTGGGACTGAGTTGATTTCTGGGTTACAGGCTGGTCAGTCATCAGATGGAACCTCTACCCATGAAAGTGAACTCTCATCCCAGCGCCATGATCCTTCAGTTGGCATTGGGGTTGGGGCTTCCCAATCTGCGGTTTCAGGGTTTAGCACCCATGATGAATGTGGTTTAGGCGTAATGAAAGCATCAAGCTGCTCATCATAGGTCATACCTGCACCAGCAAAGCGCTTCCTGAAGTTGCCGTTGTAGCTGGTTTGAATCCAGCGCCCACCTAAGTTGGCAAGGAACCAATCCAAGCCTTCATTCGGTGCGTTGTTGTCTCCAACTAGAACCCTAAGAACAATGTTGTTTTCATCTATTTCTGCAAAGTGACTCATGCTGCTAAATACCTCACAATTACAATTCCAGATCCGCCAGGCTTACCTTGATAGGGCTCAGTATTGAATCCGCCGCCGCCGCCACCGCCGCCAGTGTTGGCTGTGCCAGCCGTAGGCAAAATGTCAGATGAGGATGTGCCAGCCAATCCGCCTCTGCCACCACCACCAATGCCGCCGCTGCCAGGGCTTCGGAAGAATGAATTGGAAATAAAGCCACCACCACCACCAGCGTAATAGGTTCCATTTAGCCATTGGAGACCAGCACCACCGCTGCCGCCGTTGCTGTTGTTTACGCCATTGCTGCCGACAGCCCCAGCACCACCACCACCGCCACCACA